CCCCGATACATCAAAATGCCGTTGGGCAGAGGTAGGACGCTACAATAGCGGCCCATGCTCTAAACTCGCTTTGCTCTTGTTCTGAGAGCGCAGTGAGTTGATCCCAATTTGGGCATATAGATGTATCTAACCGGTAGCTTAGTTGTGCAGGACGCACCCCTACAATACCACCGGTTCCGCCTCTTTGCTGGAGAAGTGTAAGGAACACACCGTCAGGATTAAAGTGACGAGCCTTCTCTATACGCGGGCCTATGACTCTGTCTTCAAGGAAGCGCACGGACGACCGTAGAGGAATCCATCTTCTGTATTTAACAGATTGGGTATCTCGGTCGCGAAGGTGCGGTTGAACGACAAAACGCGGTGTTTTAATACCGCTATCATCGGCCTCCCACGCTGGGACAAGCAATCTACGTATACCGTTAAGTAACTGCGAAGTTACCCGCGGTAATAAGATCGACTGCTTAGACTGCCAGCGTAGGATGCGATTTAGCAAAGAATACCGTGCTTGTGGTGATTTGAGAGTCGTGCAATACACGCCCCGAATATCTGATCCCTTAAAGAAATCAGACCCAAGATTCACGGAAAACGCCTTCATTGAAGGACTTCAGCGAGTTAACACGAAAACCGCAGCGCGTAAGCAGCCAACACGTATCTTTGAACAAATCGTTCAAAATGATAATGTCGTCTCCAAATACGCCAAAGTTCCCATGTGTTAACTTCACGTCCCGCCCGCTCCTATAGGAGTGATTTCGGACGAGTCGCCTATTGCGACAGCGATAGACTGAATCGACTAAACAAGAAAAGATGGCCGTCTGTAATGGGAATGTAAAACCATTGCCCATAGACGAAACCATCGACAAAGTTAAGTAGTCCCCAGAGGGAAGCCTAACTTTCGGCGATCGAAAGAGATGGAGCCATGCAGCAAAGGACGCAGGCATGACTTCATCAATTAGTCTGAGTGATATGGTATCACTAGCTGACTCGAGATCGATAGTAGCATATTTAGGGCTACCTGAGCTCGTCGAGCCGGCCATCATCTTATTAAGCATGCTTTGAAAAGAAAGATCTATATTATAGACCTCCTTTAAGCGATCCTCAATAAGAGCGCCTAAGCCAAGCTGAAAAAACATATTCAGTGTTGGTTCGGTGCAGATGGTCCTACTGATTAGTCGTGTTTTTGGAACAAAAGATAGACGGTTACCTTCCACAAAAGAACATTCTCCGAATATACTAGCACGAAAGTCTTCGGCGCTAGCATATCGGTCGGATTCTTTTGTCCAAGCCTTATAGACCTGGTGAAGGACAGTATTAGTACATGTTAGCTTAGAACTGAAAAGCTTAGAGTAGCTATCAGAAAACCCTGAGCCGATATTACTACCGGGACCAAGACGACCTCTATCTAAGATCGAGCCGAACGATATACACGATAACGGTTCAAAGAAAAGATGAACTCTACGGCGAAATTCGCCCAAGAGCTCCTCTTCCCAAGATGAACAATTATCGAACCGTAAACCTTGAAAATCTGCACAGCAATTATTAGCTGACACAAACTTTTGGAGGGCAGCAGCATCAGCAGAAAAGCTGATATCGTCGATAAACTTCTTATAGAAGCTATTTATCAACGCTTTAGCGGCGGCTTTAGCGGGACTCAAGTCAGCTGAGATTACTAGCGCTTCCCCTTTGAGGAGGAGCGTGTAATCTTCAGCCGTAAGAGCCCAGTCAAGGTCTTCGAGAAGGTTGAGATAAAGAGCGTCAGACTTAACAGACATAACGGACACCTCATTAATGAAAATCGTAAAGCGAATTTTCTAGGGAAAAGCTTAGAGAACACCAGTGACCGTCGAGTCGCCAAAAGCAGCTGACTGCTGACTTAGCGAGCCGATATGGGCACTTAGTGCGGCGCGGATATTTGCAGGGTCTGCAGATTCTCCGCCACCTGGAATTGAAATCTCGGTGGTGATTAACATAACCTGGGCGGCCTGCCCAGACAATGGTAAAACACCCTTACGAGTAATCAGTTTCCAGACGTTTTTCGAAGCAATACCGATCAAGTTGGTAATTGGATTGACAGCCGGGGCCCCTTTCAGGGCCTTAGGCCGAACCCAATTAATGGTAAAAGGATCGCCAGAAGTGGAGGTCCTAACACCTGTCTGTGTGCCACCAAGGGTAGTAACAGCAACTTGACGGCCATTCCCATCCGGCGCCACGTCAGAAACGTGAGTGTACGTCGGAGTTGTGAGGCCTGTCTGAGCTGAGCCTGTAATAGGCGAAGTTAATGTAGTCATAGGAAACCTATAGTGAAGTTGTTTAAAGTCTCAGTTTACTAGCAACCCGATTATGTTGACCACGTAAAGCTTCAAGATTTATAGCCTGCCTAAAAGAGGGTAGGCCTAAGTCAATGAAGACAACTAAGCCCCAAGGGGCGATAGCAGCGCGGTTAACAGTCGTAGTCAAATAGGAGACTGAGGGAAGGTTAAATCGATACGAAACAAGTGTCTCTCCTGCTACTAAAGGTGGAGGGCCAGCAATGCCGGCCTTAACCGTGAAACAGCTATAACGGTGGGTACCGTTTAGCCATTTCACAGAAGCAGAAGGATAACTTAGGCTGTTGATTACATCGGAAACATTCGAAAAGTAATCAATAGCAAAGGACCAGGGTATAAGTTCCCATACCGTAGGGGCGAAATTCTCAAGGTTAAAACCAAAGAGATTACGCCGAAACGTCATGGGTTCGGTAACTCCAGTCGCGATCTGGCCTCTTACGAGATAACTTACACCTTTCTGACGTTCATACGTCTTAACGGTGTAAGTAAAAGGAGATGTAAGGGCGGTCCCAAAAGCTTCATCTGCCGATACAGTAGGACTAAGATCTTCAAAGAGTTTTACTGAGTGTTTTTCGTAGTCACTACGAATAAGCTCAACATTCTCTGCGAGGGCCTCAGCTGCTGCCTTAGCATCTGAAATTAATGGGCGCCAACCGAAAACATACTCCAACCAGCTATCCTTAACAGCACGCATGCGAGACTTCTTAGCCTCTGACTCGAGCATTGCTCGAGTCTTACGGCGAGAAAGCTTGCCTACGCGAAGTGGCGCATTAGCTATCTTCTGAACTGAAGACAGATAAGACGACAAACCTTGGCGAAAAGCTAAGGCAGGATTTCGTATCATATGAATGGTCTCTTGAAGTTCACCGAGTATTGTCCCGCTTTGGCATCGCTGCCTGGCAGAATATATACGTTGGATAAACTTCGCATGGACCTTAGACATAGTCGCTTGGCTTGCCACGGGAGAACCCGGATCAGGCAAGTTTCCTATACGGTACACCAGTTCATTACCAGTGTAAGTATGATACTTAGTATATTTCTCATTACCAGGAGGGCCATCATTCAAGGTGCGGGAGAAGAACGCATCTACGGTATTACCGGAGATAACGCGCTTCCCAGCGACAAGAGTGGTAGTTGCATCAGTATGCTTTAGCATACGTAGTCTAAAATCTGGAAAATTTGTTCCATATGTAGCTACGTTGTTAAAGTTAAGATGTCCTTTAAGTGAAGTAACAGTCGGGGTTGTATAGGATCGATATCCTTGGCAAACCAGATTGTAATTCACAGAGTGAGAAACAGACTTTGTAGTCATAATATTACCGTAAAGCGAGATTTAAAGAGAAAGACAACCTAAACCAAATGGCAAGGTTACCCGTCCATAAGGACTAGAAGGGCCCCGAAAGGGGT